CATACCAAAAGTATTCATAGTAGTCAGTAAAACCTCATATGAATTACCACAATAAACTGGCACCATTTGTGTTCTTAGTAAATTAGGTGGAAACGTTTCCTCAGATTGTGCTTTGTTTAATCCTGCATATACTATTCCTAAAAAGAAACATATCAAAATTATACCCAATATTGATTTAATAAATTCTTTCATTACATTATAAGCTTTGTGTCAGGTTTTACTAAATTTGTTGTGTTTTGTTCGTATGCCTTAACTATGTTGTCCCCAGGATTAGTAGTACAAATAATATTTTCTTTTTGTACCATTACTATTTCATCCTCTGTGTATGGAATATATGGTTGAAAACCTATTCTTACATTTTCACCAGGTTTGCCTTGCATAGGAATCAACACAAATGGTTTCTTGATTGCTGTGTGTGTTGTTGTATGTTCTTTTTCTTGTGGTGCGCCTACTACATCCTCACCTGTTGTTAATCTATATAATTTAATTGACATTAGTTTCCTCTATCCATTTGTAAAAGTCTGATATCGCCTCTTTCAATTGAGGTAAATAATCAACTTTGTTTTTCTTAAATACTTGTGTTGTACCTTCTTCCGTAGTAACTAATATTACCACTTGTGTTGGTTCTTCACCAAAGTGTTCCTTATACATTTCAGCATAAGCACTACCTTGAATAAAATAGTTTTCAATCCAGTCTTCTTTTTTTTCTTTTGTAGATGTTTTAAAATCTATTATTGATAAGACACCATCATATTCAGCAATACAATCTACACGACCTGCTATGGTATAATTTTCTGAATACATTTGTGCTTCTTGTAATCGTATATTATTTATTTTTGATAGTTCAGGTTTTAATACATCAAACATCATTCTTGGAAGAAATTGCTTTTTGTATTTGTCAACCTGTGTTAAATCAACATTGTTTAAATAATCTTCGACCATGTTATGTACTGCGGTGCCACGATTAGCAGCCTGTATCATTACATGATTTGCAACTTCTTCACCAACTCTTTTTCGCCATTCATGTAAACCTTTTTTATCTCTAATTGATAAAACAGAGGTAATAGATGGATACGCTTTTTTAGTTTCTTGGTGTTCGTAAAATCTTTTGCCATTTACGTTCTTGGCTTTGAGTGGTGGTAAATCTCTTATTGGTGGTTGGTGTATAAACATTATATTCTCACTTATTAAAATTATATTATATCAGGTCTTGACTAAAAAGTCAAGGGTTAATCTCTAGTAAAAAACGGGTCGGGTTTCTTATTAGTTTTCTGTACTTCTTGTAACACTTTCATAAACTTGTCAAACTCTTTATGTGCGGTATATCTACCAACTTTGTATGCAATAATGAGACAACCCACAGCAATGATTGTGTGTGTTATTGGATCCATTCTTTAGCCTTTTCTGTTACTTCGTCAACTCGTCTAGTCCAACCTCTACCAAAAGTTTCAAATGTAGATAACCCTTGATAATAATTATGTCTAGCGGATTGATATTGGTCTATTGTAGTAGAAACACCATATTTCTCTACATGGTCATTAATACATTTAAGTGTATTTGGACCTATGCCACCATCAACTGTGGTATTTACCAATCGTTGTATAAATTTTGCAGCACGACCAGGACCAGCATTGACAGCAAAGTCAAAGATACATAAATCTAAACCTTCTGGTAGATCATCACCTTTTACTCTATCCCAATAATTTTTTTTGTATATTGGCTCAACATCTTCTTTTACTAATTCTTTCATTTCTTTCTCACCACCAAAGTCTTCGTAAACTCTTTTAGTTACGCCAAGGTTTGTTTCGCCACCTGGATCTTTTGGATGATTTACATATCCACCTTCGTGGTGTAATATGACTTCTAATGCTTCTGAAAATTTATTACTCATTGTAGTGTAATCCCATCTTTATTTTTTCTATTAGATAACTCTTTAACATACCACTTCGTACTATGTCACCAAGATCAAACTCAATACAATCAATTTCTTTCATTTGTTGCATGATGTTGACAAAATCTAATATACCATTTCTATCGTTTGTTTTTGTTAAGTCTGTTTGCTGAATATCTCCAGCAAATATTATTCTTGTATTCTGACCAACTCTAGTCATAATAGTATCTAATTCATGAAAGTTTAAATTTTGACATTCATCCACTATTATTACACCATTGTCGATTGTAATACCTCGTAAGAAACTCGTTGATAAGAAATCCACTGTTCCTTGATTTCTTAAATCTGTGTATAGTCTATCAAACTCAGCGTCTGAGCCTCGTTGAAACATAAATCGTACCATGTTTTGATATGGCACTTGATACAAATAAGATTTGTCCTCCTCATCCCCAGGTAAGAAACCTATGTCTCTTGTTGGTAATAATGAGCGAACAATATATACTCGTTCTCTAGGTGATTTAGGATCCAACACATCTTTTAATGCATTATATAACGCAACAAAAGTTTTACCTGTTCCTGCCACACCATAAAGAAAAAGGTTTTGACCTTTTTCATAAGAAGCGAATACTTCTTTTTGATTATCGGTTATTGGTTTTATCGTGTTTAATTCGTTTGACGATATATTTAATTTTTTTTTACTTACCATAATTTTTTCACCGTTTTAATGAGCGACAACTCAGCTTACAATTCGGATTCTGTTTACCAGTGTATGATATTCCTACCAATGTGCTGTTGTCTATCTAATACTATTTATATTTTTCCCTTTGCTCTGGCTCTGTGTTTTTCAAGAACCTGTTTTGTTTTCGCTTCTTTTATACCTTTTCGTCTATATCTATCTGCCAATGGACTTGTAGGATGTTTCTCTGCAATACGATTTAAATGATCTTTCCAACCACTATCTGTTTTACTATCAATCTGACCTACGTTAGATACAATGTTCATTTGTGTAGGTGGCAATAATGTAATATGTTTCTTTTTTATAAACTTTTCCATATCAGAAATAGTCATATAATCTTCAAATTCAGTTTTTGTTTTACTATTAAAAAATCTATATGTGGGCATAATTTGTTATTACCTTATCTAGCACATAGTACCAAACACCATTTATTGCTGGTTCTACTAATGCAACTGTTCCTGATTCAATCCAGTCTGAACCTGTTAATCCTTTTACTACAAACATAGCAATTAAAATGTGTCCAATAGTATAAACTGTGGCACGACCTAAACTTGTTCTAAATATAGTTTTAATCATGTTCACCACCTGGATCATTTTTAGGTAGTGGCACTTTATATACTGTGCCGTCTTTACCTCTATACATTACTGAACCTCTTGCTCTACCCATTGAATGGTAACCATCTTTAAATCTGTACATTCTCTCTGTTGAAACAAACGTAGCTACTGTAACTACAATTGCAAGTATTAATACAAAGTGTGCCACAACTGATATACCAAAGATATACCATGATGAAAAGAATAATGAAAAAGTTATACACCACATCCATGCTAGTATCTGTAATATTAAATGCCGTACTTGTAAGTCTGGTATATGTCTTAATGGATTATGATTAAAGTTCATAATACCATCCCAACTATTTACTATAAATGATCTCATAGTCCCTCTATCTTATATTTTTTAATTACATTTTTTGTTGGTATCACCGTTGTGTTACCTCCGTCTGCTAATTCATTTTTCTCGTCATAGTTATAGTCTGACATAAGAATATGTACCTTTTTGTCTTTCTTCACTAACCAACCTGTTGAAACACAGATTGCAGGTTTAGATGATTGAATATCTTTTAAGTCTCTCCAACCACTATCGCTTTGTATATCTTCCCAATATACCAAATAGAAATCAAATGTAAATGGTATAGGTGGTTCGTTTTTATGAAATACTTTATTTTTGCTGGTCATTCAATTTATCCCCTATTGCATATATCATTACTGCAATGAATAATAATGTTAATAATATAAATCCTAATAATATATTCGTAATCATACCACTCCTTCAGCAAACCATTGAGGCGTGTCTCGTTTGGTCCATTTAGCAAAATATGCTTTTGCTTCTATATAGTAATTTTTATATGATTGTATTGAATCACCTGGCACAATGCATTGTGGATAATGTTTCATTGCAGGTGGTGGATCTTTCCAATCTATTACTGGTATTTTATTAGGTGTTCTCTCTAACAACTGATTAAGTAATACATTGGTAGAATGAACCTTACCATATCTGTGTGTATATTCATGACCTAGTTTTTTAAATAATCTATATAACCATTGATAATGTAATTTGTTTTCCCTAACCCATACTGCGGATGGATGATTGTAATGACATGCCTTGTAAATAATTTTATCTGCATTTGGATTTTCTAATCTGTATCTTTTTATTTTTCTATTATTTTTTGAATAGTCTGTATATTCAATACCATCTAGCATTCTATGAGCTGTGGATAATAACTGAGCATATTCAACAATCATTTTCACTACATGTTTATCAACATGTTCTTTTGCTGCTTGTTCTGGGTCTCTATGTAAATAAAAGATATTCATTATAAACCTGCCATTTTAGATAGGCCCCATAATAATACAAAAGTTAGTACACCTATAAAAATTATATATTTAATCATTTATACTCCTTATTTTTAAAATTGTATGATTGTAGTAAATTTCCACGCAATTAAATAAATTATAAAAAACATTATTATTATACCACGAATTTTGTTCATTGTCAACCCCTAATATTGTTCAACATTTAACATCATAGCATATAGTTTATGAAACCAAATGTATTTCATATCTTCTGGTGCATTGTTATATGCATATTCTAGTTTTGAAACTCTGTCCCAAAATAAATTATAATTCATATTTTCCCTCTATGTTATATTTGATTACTTTTTTTACTAATTCAGTATATGATTTTTTTGTGGCATATTGTTCTAATGTATCAACTAAAGTATAAACATCAGCATTTTGATTTCTTAACTCTCTAAATTTTTCATAAGCAAATACGGTGTTTAATATTCTGATATAATCTTTTACACTATCACATTTTTTGTCATAAATTTTTACACCCCAACCAATCCATTTGTTTTGATCCCATGTAATAGGTAATAACCATTCACTATCTTTATTGAATGTACGGATACCAAATAGATTATTACCTTCATTGGCAAATCTACTTGAACCCCAACCTGTCTCTAATGCTGATTGAGCAATTAGTATTTCTTTTGGTATGTGTTGTGATTGTGGTAAGTCTTTGTAGATATAATCTACACAAGCATTTAAACTTGAAACAAATGTATCTTTATTTGTCGTATCAATAATTGGTTCTAAATCTACCATTGATACTTTTTCAACAGGCACTTTGATTACAATTTCAAGTGGTACAGAAACCACTTGTGTATCTTTGTGTTTTATTTCTGTGAACGCAACCAGATAACAACCTGCAATTGCGATTAGAGATAATATTATTTTCATAGATAACCTCACTATTATTTAGGCGTTTGCATAGAGATAAGATTCTATCTCTTCCCATGCTTCTTGTTCATTGTCATGCCAAGAGAAACCACAAAAAGACCAATCTACTTGTAATGTCTTAGCATATTCTAAAACACTAGAAACGGATTCGCCATTTTTGACTTTTGTTTCTAATTCATCTAAGGCTTTTTCTGCCTCGTCCCATAACCAATTTTTAGTTTTACTCATAATGTATATCCTTTCTATTAATATTTGTCGTAAAGTGAGAAATTTGAAGCATAGTTCATATGCATATAAGAAGGGTCTCGTCTATAATTAGAAGTTGACGAACCTCTATATCTAATTCTAATAGGTAATTTAAATTTTGAAATGATTTCTTTGACAATTTTTAGATACTTAATGTCAATTTTTTTAGCAAGGGAAACCTCACTACCCATAGGAAAATAAAATGGGATTTGTTGTTCGTATAAACTCTTAAATAGTTTTTCTTTATAATTCATAATGATTCCTTTCGATTTCATAAGACTATAATACACTAATTAGGGGTAAAAGTCAAGGATAAAACCAAAAAAAACCAAGAAAAAAACCCTTGTTTTTCAAGGGTTTTCGTAAAAAATAGAGGGGTGCGACATCCTGTCGCAGGATTTTTATGAGTTTTTTCTCATAAAATCGTCATTCCAGTCAAATGCTTCTTTGACTAGATTGGCGGTTAACCCCTTATAGTGTTTGTTTAATTCACCATCTTTTGCCCATATCAATAATTCTGCTTCTTCAGCACATAAACCTTCGAGCATTTGAATAAACATATTGTCTCTTTTCATTTGTGATAACTGTGGATTACCGCCTTTGAGAAAGTGGAACATTCTTTTTACCTCGGATTTTAACCAGGTATGTTCTGT